GCAGGTGAACAGCTTCACCGTCCGGTCGTATTCGGAGGCGTCGTCGTCACCGTCCTCGTCGTCGATGCCGGCGATCCTGTCGCCATCTTCCTCATCGAGAACAGCCTTCACCCGTGGGGGCAGGTTCTCAACGCTGAGTTCCTCGCACACGATCGCCTGCAGGGGGTTGCCCATCGGATCGCGCCGCAGCACATAGCGGTCCAGGTGGAAACACCGCAACCCCTTCTCGCTGACGTAGAGCAGCGCATTGCCGCCCACGATCAGGTGCATCAGCATTTCGTGGACCGCCACCCGGTCGTTGCTGGTTTCGATGCTGCGCAGCACGGCGCGTTCGAGCTTGGCCAGGCCCAGATCAAACGTGCTCTTGCCCTTGGCCAGATCCTCGGGTGTGGCGCCGGCCGCCAGGGCTTCCTGCTCTTGGGTGGCCAGCTCGATCTCGTCAATCGTGAACCGGAAGAACGCCTCCGTTGGCGGCAGCAACGCCAACGTCAACCGGCTGGTGATGTTGTGAACGCCACGAGCACCAAGGCCATTCCAGGGCAGCCCCCACTGCTGGTTCTGCCCCGGGGTGTAGCTGTCGCTGATCGGGATCAGGTACGGCAGGGTGTACCGGGCAGCGGTGCGGGCCCGCTCCAGGTAGTTGTTCCTGTCGCCTTCCAGCTGCCGGTAGTCGCGTTCGCAACCCATGTCACACCCCGATGTTCAGGCCGGTGCCGGCTGATGCAGCAGTGGAACCGGGCGCGATCTTCAGGCCGGTGCGGGGCTTGTCCTTGGCCTTCATCGCAGTGGTGCTCTGCACCGCTGTAGGTGTCTCCTGCGTGGTCTGGACGGCATAGGCGCCCTGCTGGGTCAATGCACGCGCAGACATGGCCTGCTCCTCAGCAAGCCGCGTCTGCTGTTCCGCCATGCGCGTGTTCGCGGTGTCGATCTGTTGCTGCAGTTGATCGGCCAACAGCTTCTGCTGCTGAGCGGCCTGCTGCCGGTATGTCTCCATAGATGCGTTCTGCCGTGCGATGTCTTCTTCGCTCGGGCCCTGGTAGACAATCTGCGGTGGCTGTGGCCGTGATCCGAAGCACATGATCAAACTCCTGTGGTGATGTTGAGTCCGGTGCCAGCGCCGGCCGTGGTGGCCGTAGCCCGGTCGATGCGCAGCCCGCGCTTGCCAGCCGGGCGGCTCATCTCGGCGCGGTCACTGCCCAGCACGGGTGCCGTTGCCGCCTTGTCCGGCGGTGGCGTGCCGATCAGCGCTGCCATCCGCGCGGCATTGGCAGCGGTGTCATTCGCGCGAGCAGTCTTGACATCGCGCAGCTGAGCCAGTGATTCCTGTTGCGCCGTCAGCGCCTGGTTCAGCTCGCCCTGCTTGACCTTGATGGCGCCATCCTGCGACTGGCGCATGGCATCCATCTGCATCTGCGCCAGCCGGTCGTAAGCGCCGGTGTCGGGCATCGTGATGGTGGCCGGGCTGCCGCCCCCTCCAAAGCACATCAGAGATCCTCCACGTTGAGCGGCAAATCTTTCTCCTCCTCCAGCAACCGCTGCAGGTAGGTCACTACTTCCTGTTGCCCGATCAGGTGATCAACCTCGCGGACTGTCATGTGCCGCGAGGGAGCAGCAGGAAACACATCCTGCAATCGAGCAATCAGCTGTTCGGTGACAAGAGGCTGCAGCACTGCAGGTATGCAGATGAGATCAGGCTACCGGAGGGTTCCACAGCCGGGGAGTGTTGGTCGCCAGGTCGTATTCGCCGGCCCGCAGGATGCGAGCGCAGCGGGCCTGCTGCAGTGCCAGCTTCTCGGCGGCCTCGCGCGTGCCGGCCTTGCTCTTGAGCGTGTAGGCGTTGACCACCTCACGCCAGAAATCAACGTCCGTTGTCCAACCTGCCAGCAACCGCTCGGCGGTCACGGGCCCGTAGCCGGGGCAGCCGGGGTAGTTGTCGGCCGCATCGCCGGTGAGCACCTGCGTGTAAAAAGCACGGTCAGCAGCAAGTTGATCAACCTCCACCACCTCCTTGCGCCGGAAGTGCAGACCGGGAATGGTGAGCATGTCCTTGTCCCAGCTGCAGATGACATCGCCGGGTTCGCACAGGATGCCCAGCACGTCATCACCTTCCACGTCAGGCAGCCGCGCCACCTCCCATCCCCTGGTGGGTGCCACCGTCTCAACCCAGGCCACCAGCTCGCGGTAGCCGGCGGGCTTGCGGTAGCTCTTGCGGTTGGCCTTGTAGCTGGGCCAGATGCCATAGCGGAAGGATGCGCGATCGCCAAACGCCAGGACGGGTTGACCATCAGGGAACACCTCGCGGATGGCCGCGATCGAATCCTGCAGCGAGGCCTTCACATCACCATGACGGCAGAGGTAGGTCCAGTCGTCGGTGTCCCATTCCGCCTCGAACTCGCAGGCGGATGCAGCGGCAAACAGGTAGAGCTCTGTGTCGATCAGCAGTTTCATGACTTGGGTTCCATGGCTTGTTCCAGCAGGCGGTCGGCCACTCCGGTGATGGCGAGATGGGTGATCCGCGCGAGCCCCTCATCAGGCGCCCAGCCGCGGATGATCTGGCTGATCTCATGGATGACCACCTGCATCCGGCGTTGGTCATCAATGCTGTACTCGTTTAGCCCCCAGTAGAGCTCAGTTAGATGTTCTGTCAGGGTCATTTGATGAAGGTAATAGTTGCATCAGGCCAGCGGTTCTCGCAGTAGCGGATTGCATCAGCCTTACTGGGCGCCGGGATCTGCAAGTGCATCAGACGGGTGCCGGGGCATTGCACCTCCAGACTGAAAAGCCGTGTCAGCTGTTTCGGCTTGGGCCTGCTGATGCCCGGGCCAAGGAATGGCTGCGGCTCATCGGGCAACAGGCTTCGATTCCAGGTCATCGCTGACCTCCAACTCGACTCGATGGCAACCTCAGCAGCAAGGGCAGCAGGCGCACGAAGGCCACCTTGATGCACAGCTCAACCGCTGCGCCGAGGGCGAGCAGCAGGGCGAGGGCGAGCAGGGCGTTAAGCATCGGCACCCTCCACCCCAGGCACAGGCAGCGCCCAGTGCGGTGCCCAGTGAGTCTCCTCTTCAAGCCTGCCTTCGTTAAAGGACCACGTATCACATTCGCGGTCAAACCACCAACACTTCCCCTCCGCATCGCAATCCTCCGGCCCCGGCAACCGCTCGCTCACCGGCACCGGCTCGATGGCGGGGCGGCCCCACAGCTCTAGGGCTCGCGTGATCAGTCTGGCGCCGGAGCCCTCGGGAAGCACGATCCCCAGCAGGTCGTCCGCTAGGTCGTTCATGTCGTCCCCTGTCGGCCCCTGCGGCTCGGGCTGGGCCAGCGCAGCGCGGGCGCGGTTTGCCAACTCAGCTAAGTTCTGAAGACGCTCAACTAGTTGAGGAATAGAATCTGTTGGGGCACTGAGTTCAACCAGCTCAGCGCACAGGGCGCGGAAGTCAGTCATCACTCGTTTTCCATGTCCAGGAGCTGTTCGCAGCACCTGATGTACCCAGCCCACCACGTCTGCGCGTAGCTGCGCTCAACGCACTCGTCATGGTGTTTGCGTGCCATCTTCAAAACTCGAATGACGGATTCTCGGGAGACATCGAGGACTCTTTCTTCTTGCTCGGTTGCCATGGTGTGATGTTGCGAGGGTCGTGAATGTTCGTGTGGCCGTGCTTGCCCAGAAAAACCATCAGGCTTCGCGTGCGCTTGGAGCAAATTGCCCCGCGGCACCATTGGCCTTGGAAGTGGCACTTCACCTCCTGGCCAACCTCGTATTCATGCGTCCAGCTCATGTGCCGTGATGCTTGCGAAACGCTGCCATGTCTCGAAACTCCATGTTTTCAAACTGTGGATGTTGTGCCAGAAACTCCTTGGTGGGTAACACCACATCCCGGCCCGACTTGTTGAACTGCAGCACCGACCATTTGCCGGTAACCAATCCGCGCTCAAGGATTCCCCTCAGCTCGGATAGCGTCATCAGCGGGTCCATCAGGCATCCGCCAACTGGGCTTCTTCCTGCTGCGCCCACTGCAGGTATTCGGCCCACACCTCAGCGGTCAGCGGGCCGGCCTCCGCTGCAGCCGGTGGCAACGACGGCGCCCATTCCACATGGAATGGCACATAGGCCTCGGCGTTGTGCGGATCAGGCGCTGCAGCGATCGACCTTCGCTGCTGCGGCAGCAGTTGCAGCTGCTCCTCCGTTGGCGCCAAGATCAACGGCAGATCAGGCCGGAACCCCCAGCTGCGATTGGCCATGCCGTTCTCGCAGCGGTACAGCGGCGCCATCAGCTCCCGCCAGGTCGGGAACCGGGTGAACCCTGTCGGCAACGACTGGATCCAACGCTCAGCAGCCCAGACGAACTGCTGCTCAGACACCTCGGGGAACTCGCCGACGAAGCTGCGGAACTTCAGCCGGGCGATCTGCGGCCCCCAGCGGTCCGCATCCTTGAGACGCAGATGACCGGCCACCATGTCGATGACGGTCATGAAGATCTCGGCTGTCAGCTGGCGGCGGGCCATAGATCCTCCGCTTCGTGTTCCAGTCGGATCGCTTCAAGCAGCCGAGGATCCTGCGGCAGCAGGCGGCCATCGGTGCGGACCGTTGGCTCGGACTTGTTGCCCAGGTACTCAGACTTGAGGGCCTGCCAACCAAACTCCACGCCTGCGCGGCAGAGCTGCACCTGCTGCGCTGCTGGCAGCTGCGCCACCCGGGCAACCGATTCGAGCCACGCTCGTTCTGTCCAGACGGCCTTGCCGCCTTGCTTGTGGCGGCGGCTTTCGTTCCACCACTCCAGCATCAGCGGCGCCGCTTCATCGCACACGCCATGCGGCACAGCGCTTGGGTGCCACCGCCGGTTGTTGACTCGCGGCTTCGCCGGTGTGGGTTCTGCCGGTTGCTTGATCGGCTCTGGCTCTGGCGTTGCTGTGACCGTGGCAAGCGGCTGCGCGGCCTCGATGTAGCCCGTTGCCCGGCCGGCATAGACGCAGATCCGAGCAATGCTCTGGAAGGTCTTGGCGCAGTGCAGGCAATGGTGCCTTCTCAGGTCACCGTCATCTCGCGCCCTGGTCTCGGTGACTCGGTTGCGGTTGTGGCCGCAGTGTGGGCACTTCATTGGCCTTCCTCCCGCGGCGCCCACTCGCCGCACCAATCGGTCGGCAACACCAGCGGCCAGCGGGCCAGGATCTCGTTGTCAATCGGCAGCGGTGATGGTGCGCTGCGCCTGCATCGCGCCATGGTCGGCACATCCTGCTCGCTGTAGCGGCAGATTTCGCAGCTCTGCTCAAGCAGTGGCGGGTACGGCATTGTCATTCCAGATCACCTTGAGGTTGATAAGTTGGCTCGGAGATTGACTGCCCTTGCCTTCAGCACGGCGCAGAACAGTGATTGGGTCTTCAGCCCAAACGATTCCATGGCCAGCACGCAGCAGCGCCACCTGCAGCTTGTCCAGTTCGCTGGCTTCGATGCCGCGAAAAGTGATCTGCAAAGCGATGACCAAGCCCTTGGCCAACGGCGGCACCGCCCACCATTCGGCGATGATGGCTCGGCAGTGTCGAGCCCACTGGCTGTAATCGTCATCGGCCTCAACCCTGCCGGTGAACAGGGTTTTGGTCTTGAGCTGCGCTGGCAGTGGCAGCAGAAACTCACTGATGCGAGGTTTCATCAGAACGGAATCTCCACGCAACTGGCCGCATAGACCGCTACAGCCAGCGCCGCCCAGCAGTGCGAGCGGATGCCGTAGGTGGGGCCAGGCGCTGCCTTCCTTCCTTGCGGACCGATCAGATCAATCAGGGCCTGACGCACGTTGGCATCCTTGGCCCTGGCCGTGCCGCACAAGTGCAGCTTGATGCTGCTGCGGAAGTAGCGCTCGCAGAAGACTGGTGAGGCCTGAATGAAGCGGCCAATCCAGACGCAGGTCTCAAACACTTCCGCGCCAACGGCCATCCCGTAACTGGCGATCATTTCAATCGCTACACGTACAGGACCGTTGTCAAGCGAGAGAGTTCTGAGCCTCTCCAGCATCAGGACGTTGCCAACAATGTCGTGATCGACAATCCGCTGCCCGTCCCAACAGACGAAGGCCGACACCTCCGGGCCCGGATCAATGGCGAAGATACGTGCAGCCATCAGGAGGGCAGCTCCTCGTCGTCCAGCTCGGGTTCGGACACGGCGGCAGCACGCTGCCGACGAGCACGGTCCAGAACGCTGTTGGTTGCGGCCTCCGGCTCAGCGCTGAACACCGCGGTTTCTGGTGCCTCCTCAATCTCAAAGCCGTCTTCCTCGGCAAAGGCGCCGGTCGGATCTGGCATTTCGTAGGGCACAAGGTCGAGCACCTGCACCGCCGAGAGGTCGAGGCTGATGCCGTGCCGGCCGCCGCGTTCCCAGCCGTAGTAGCCGAAGCCCACCTTCACCTTGCTGCCGTTGCCGATCAGCAGATCGCGGTTCCAGGGCTTCTTCTTGGCATCGACGACAACCGGCGCGGGCACGGGATTGCCCTTGCGGCTGATGGTGGTGCGCTTGAACCGCACGGTGACCAGGCCGTCCGGCTTTTTGTCGGCGTCCAGGTGGTCACGGAACGGCCAGCCGCGTTCGGCCACCTTCGCCCGGCTGCCATGCAGCTCTTGAAACCAGAGCTCGATCTGGCTGATGAAGTCCAGGTGGGCGGCGTTGTTGTTCGGATCGAGCACCAGATCGAGGGTCCACTCGGGCGGGTTCTCCTTCTCGTAGGCCTCGCCGGGCTCAATGACCTTGGCCCACTCAGCAAGGCCAAGGGGGCTGACGATGATCTGTCGTGGCATTAGTTGCGCTGCACATGTGCTGCGCACGGAACCTACACCCCTAGGCCCTAGGGCGCAACCTCCCTAGGGGCTGATCATGAGAAGCAGTTTGGGTTGTGCCCGATCTCTCCCGGGCACAAGCTGCCAACCATCGGCGGCGCCTTGATCTTGAGATCCCTGTTGTTACCTGCGATCTCGGCCGCAACCTCAGCCATCCAGTCGGGCGCATACAAGGCCCGCAACGCGTCGTGCAGCGCCTGGTGCAGCCATCCAGCTCGGCCGGGCGTCGTCGCAAAACAGTCGTGGTTCACTAGGACCGCAACCCCTTGCTCTGCACACATCGAGACAATGCTGTGGCACAGGGCCGCGTCAAAGCTGTGGATGAAGTTGCTGCTGATCGAGGTGTTGGTCTGCCGGGCGCTCAGCTCCTTCGCCATCGCTTCCTCGCCGGCCGCCTGCCATCGCCGCTGCCCTCGGGTCAGGCTCGTCACGTTGCGCCTGCCATCGAGCTGTTGCCCCAGCTGCACCGGGAACCCCATCGGGCTGGTCCATCGCAGCGGCCGGCCTCGGCTGACAACCTCGCGGCATGTGTCCTTGAGCCAGCTGCGCAATGCAATGCAGCTGCCGAGCTCTGCTTGCAGCAGCAGCGTCAGCTTGCGGCTCAGGTAGCTGGCCGGCGTCACGTAGCCCCGCTGCCACTGCCCCACCCGCAGGTCGGTATCGCGCTCTGTGAGCAGGGCAATCAACCCCTCGGTGATGCCCATGTGCTGAGCCCCGTAAACGCTCGTCATCACCGGGCCCTTCGTCACGCTGCGGTTGATGCCGAAGCCCAGCCAGAACTCAGCCAGTCGCTGCTCTGCTTCCATCCCGTTGCTCAGATCCATCCGCAGCAGGTGGATCAGCCGCTCAGCCACATGCCCGTAGATGTCCTGCCGGGTCTGCCCCCAAATGTTGGTCAGCCGGGCCAGGGGGCGGTCGCGCAGCAGCGCTGCGCTGATGCCAATGCCTGAGCAGGTTTGATCAAACCGGATCGGCACCGCGCACAAGCTGTCCGGGTCTGCCACCTGCTGGGCAATCGCGCGGCACAGCTGCAGGAACTGCCAGGGCTGTTTCGCATCGCGCCACAACCCCAGACGGTCAAGCGGTGCCTCGGCCGCGGCCACCAGTTCGGGCATGTGCTGCTGCCCCCAGCGCAGGCGATCTGCCCAGCTGCTGCTGATTCCCCAGTGGCCGGCGGCGGCCTTCAGCAACCACTCGAACCCCTCCACCGAGACCCGATCGCCTGCCGCGAACTGAATTGCCCCCTTCTCCCAGTCGGGCCCCTGGTGGGTGGCATAGCGGTTGCTGCTGAAGATCCGCCCGCGAAAGTCGGCGAAGTAGGCGAACCAGACCGGCAACCCGGCAACCTCCTCGCACTGCCGGATCGAGCTCTCAATTCGTCGCCGCTCGCTGGCACCTTCCAGCTGTTCCCGCAGCGCTGCACGCCTCTCCCGCTGGTAGTCGCCCCACGCCTCAGCCCCAACCATCTCGGTCGGCCGCGGCGGTTCCGGTCGTCCCTCGCGGCGGACAGGGAACACCCCGCAGATGTTGTGGTCCCAGGCCAGGCGCTGCTGCTCAACCATCCAGGGATCGACCAGCAGCTGCTGCCGCTGCAGGTGGTTCACAACCCGCAGCACCGGCGCCAGGCCATCCGGGGTGATGTAGCTGAAGTCCTGCCCACCACGGCCATGCACCAGCGGTTCGCTGCTGCTCAGGTGGCCACCGCCGACCATGCCCGGCCAGTCGCGTGGCGGCAGCAGCAGCGGCAGCTTCCGTGCTGGTGATGGCCGCGGCGGATTGGCAGCAATCACGGCCATGGCTGCCTTGGTGGCCTCAACAAGCCGTTGCGACCGGCGGCGGCTGGTGACGTTCCGAAACTGGATCAGATCGGTGTTGGCCTCGATCACCTCCAGCAGCAGCAGCCCCACCATCCGGCGTTGCGAGGGCTCCCAGCCGCTGGTGTCCAGTCGCAGCTGAGCCAGCACCTTCGGATCGGACAGGCGCCGAGCGCCAAGCCGGCGACGGATCAACCGCAGCAGGGCCTGCCCACGGTTGGCCTCGATGCGAGAGGCCTTGATCTCATCCTCCAGGGCGCGGCCGATCGCCACTGCCAGCGTGGTGTCGAGCGGTCGCTTGCTGATCGTGTCGATCACCACCGACAGGGCAATCAGGGCCATCGAGCGGGGGCCTCGGTTGACCAGCAGCAGCAGCGGCCAGCAGGCCAGGTGTCGCCCGGCCTTGCTCGGGTTGGCCAGCAGCTCCTCCAGCAGCAGCCCCAGGGCCACCGTCACCCGCTCGGCGTGCTGCGTGAACAGGGCCTGGCCGTGAGCTGTGGCCGACTCGCGGCCGAGGGTCTTCAGGCGGCTGGTGGCGTTGATCGCGGCCCAGTGAGCCCGCTCTAGTTCCCGCTGTTCCCTCTGCCTCTGGGTTCCTTCCACCCCTGCGGATGAACTGCATTGGGTCATCAGGCTGCAGTTCAGGCTGCTTTCGGCATCAATTCCACCCGACATGTGCAGAGTTGGCCAACACCCCTGGCAGACCTGTTCCGGTCAATGCTCTGCAGGTGTTCAGCTATCGCACGCAGATTTTAAGTCCGCTGCGTCTGCCATTTCCGCCATGCTCCCGCCAGTTGTACCAACGGTTCTCAGGGTTTCTGGGGTCTGCCGAGGTCTGCTGGATGCGGACGACTGCAGCAGAAATCTGGATCCGGTGAACGCATCCACAGTACAAAGCGCATCAGGGCCTGCCGGCCCGCTCAAGCCGCTCGCGCCGGGCCTCGCGCACCATGCCCAGCGGGGCGATCACCATGCAGAAGATCGTCACGGCCAGCAGCGTCACAGGCAGCAGGTACGTGAGCAGCAGCACCCCCAGCACCAGCAGGCCGGCCAGTCCGCACCACGCTTGCCAGTCCGCGCCACGTCGGGAGAATTGGCGTCGTCTCTTGCTTGCAGTCATGGCCAAGGGGAAGGGTATGGGGAAGGGGTCTGGGAAGGGCGGGAAGAAGGGATACTGAAGTCGTAGCGAGGGCTTGCCGGCTCGGCCCGCACACCGCTCGGGCTGAAGGGATCCATGCGCAGCCGCACCGGATACTCCCCGCGGGCATCGGGCACGGTGCAACCGGTGAACGGTGCGTTCTGCGGGGTGATCACCACCCCGTAGTTCCACCCGCAGGGAGGGCCGGCCAGCTGGGCCAGCAGCACCAGGCCGAGCACAGTCAGGCCTCCAGCGCACTGACGCAGGCAGCCAGCGCATCGGTGTTCAGGTGCAGGTAACGCTGCACGCTGGCCAGGGATGTCCACCCGCCAAAGGTCATCAGCTGGTGCAGGGGGATGCCCCGGCTGGCCAGCTTGCTGGCGCAGGTGTGGCGCGTGGTGTGAATCGTCAGGGCCGGCTCATCCTCCAGTCCCATCGAGGCCTTGCCCTGCTCGAACAGGCGTTTGAACTGCCAGTAGGGGTAGGGCCAGACACGGTGCCCACCAACCGCCGGCAGGTGGGGTGTGATGGCGTCGATCGCGCGGCGGGTGAGTGGGACGGTGCGGGGCTTGCCGTTCTTGGTGGCCCAGAAGGTCACCCGTCCGCGGGCCAGGTCCACGTCGTCACCACGCAGCCGCTCGGCTTCACCCCAGCGGCAAGCGGTCTCCAACAAGAACACCAGCAGATCGGCCGCGGCGGGCTCACCCCGCTGGCAGAAGAACTTGCAGAAGCGGTCGCGCTCATCGTCGCTGATCACCCGGTCCTTGGTGTTGGTCAGCTTGAGCTGGCGGGGCATCCTCGGGACTTCCGCCAGGTGCCCGTGCAGGTGGGCATCGGCGAGCATCGAGCGCAGGGCCGACACCTTCATGTTGATCGTGCTCGGCCGGTTGCCCTTGCTCTGCAGGGCCTGCCGCCAGCTGTCCACCAGCTGGGCAGTGATCTCTGAGAGGGGGAAGCTGGCGCCGAAATGGTTGACGGCCTCCTGGCTGTAGATGGCAGCGGTCCGCTCGTATGCCAGGCCAGACCAGCGAACCCTGATCGAGAGGGCCCGGGCTTCACGCAGGCAGAACGCACCGCTGGGGAATGGGCTTGCTTCACGGCGCATCAGTTGGTCGAGCAGCTCACGCTTGCGAGCGGTCGCCTCTGCCTTGGTGCGGCACTTCCCGGTCCGGCGGATGCCGTTGATCGTCACGTCGGCAACCCAGCTGCCATCCGCGCAACGGCGAACAGATCCAGTCATTTGGTGTGGTGGTGGTGGTGGTGTGGTGGTTAGAGCCCCTCGATCTGGCGGGCCAGGGCCCGGCCTCTGGCGGTGAGACGAACCAGGAACCGCCGGCCTTCCGCGGGGTCTCGAAAGGCCTCCAGTAACCCGTGGCCGGGGTAGCCCTTGCGATGGGTCTCACCCATGGCATGAACGCACCGGCTCACGGTGCCGTTGGTGATGCTCAGCTCCTCCTCGATCTCCGAGTAACTGCACTGCCCCCGCTTGGCCACCACCAGGAAGACCTGGGCGTGGTGGAGAGGGAACGAAACCGGCGAGAGAACGGCGAAAGCAGCCAGAGCTCGCTCAAGTTGAGGCAGATCCACGGGCCTTGATGCTTACGACACCTAGGAGTCTGGCACTGGTGCAGCACTAGCCGCGGGTGGCGTCCGAGCGTTTCAACATGTGCCGAAACCTCCCACCAATACTGGCGGGTGGGCACGGCGACCGATGCAACTAGGCGCAGACTCACAGCGTATCCCCCGTACGACCGGGGCAGTTAGCCCCTATGTGTGCAGAGCAAATGTAGACGGTATCCCGGCAGGGTTGTAGAAGGTCGAGCGCCTCCCGCGTCAGCAGCAGCTGCATCCCCCTCCGGTGAGGGTGCGGCCGCACCTCGATCAATCGGTGCGGCGACTCGATCCATTTCCCCTGGCTGTAGCGGGCGCGGCCACGCAGCAGCGACACCAAACGGCTGACCGTTGCAGCCGGCAGGGCGTCATCACCCGGGCCCATCACCTCAGCCAGCTCAGGCACCGAGTCAACCCCGCTGGCGATCCACAGCAGCGCCTCGGCAGCGCTCAACGGCATCGCTCGGCCGCTGGTGCGCAGGGCGCCCAGCATCTGCGCAAATGCAACGATGCTCATGACGCCACCAGCAGGGCGTTCTGAGCCTTGATCCAGGCGCCACGCGCAACGGCGAGGGCCTCAGCGGTGATGCACCAGCTGTCGTCTCCGGGAGGGCACAGCTGTACCTGCACCTCCAGCAGTTCGGACAGGAGGGCAAGCTGCGGGCGCAGCAGGGAAGCCACCAGACGGGCCTCCTCGATCGTCAGAGTCATGGTCTGCAGGGGTGGAGATAGATCGATTGTCGGCAGGGCGTCACGGTCCCGGGAACTCAGTCGGCCAAGACCGCTGCGCGGCAGGCGTTACAACCGGGCTCGGTGTGGCAGCGGCAGAAACGATCGCGGCCGCGGCAGATAGCCCGAGCACGAAGCCCAGGGCGAACTGCAAAAGGTGCAGGCGTTGCATTGTGGTTTGGTGCTGGTGGTGTGACAGGCCTGAGGCCTGCAGGAGGCCCACCTGCAGCAGCAGGAAGGGCCCCGGGCAGGCGTCACCAGACAGCGCAACGACCCTCGCGGATGGCAACCGCCAGACGCTGCGCATCAGAGGCCTCGGTGTCAGCCCAGGCCGGCCCATTGGCCGCGGCGGCCAGGCTCTCCAGCGCTGCGCAGGCCATAGCGTCAGTCCGGGATAAGTGACGGCGGCCTTGCCGTGCTGTCCAGTAGGGCTGCCAGATGCCCTGCCTGATGCCGTGCAGGTTGCGCTGCCCCTCGGTATCCCAACTAGGGATCTCGCTGTAATCGAGGGCCTCGGCAGCCTTAACGAGCAAGGCCTGCAGATAAGGGCCGCAGGGCAGCGGCATTGCCTCGGCAGCATTAGCTTTCATTGTCTCTCTCTGGTGGTGGTGGTGTGGCAGGCGTTGAAGCCTGCAGAGAGGCCCGCAGGCCTCAGTGCAGGCATCAGGCCTCAGACGCTTCCACCTCGGGCCCGCAGATCGCATTGGCGGCCCTGGTGGCATCGCTCAAGACCTTGAACAGCACCTTCGGCCCACCACCGAGCACGCCTGCCCAGTGGCTCAGATAGGCCGCGTGATTCTCGGTGCTGCTGCTGATCTCAAGGCGATTGCAGATCAGGAAGGCGGCGAGCTCGGCCACGAGTTCCTCTCTCGCGTAGTCGTCGCTTCCGAACCCGCTTCCGAGCTTGCGGGCCAGCCTGCTGGCGTGGCCGGTGCTGTGCGCCTGTTCATGGGCCCACGTCGCGTAGAGACCCTCTGCACTGCTGAACCGGTCACGTTCGGGCATGGTCACCCGATCGGTGCCCGAGTTGTAGAACGCCCGGTCGCCAGTCCAGACGGTTTCGACAGGCCACGCACCTAGGACGGCCTCAGCACCTGCGAGCCTCTCAGGTTCAGGCCTGCTGATCACGTCGCCCATAGCCTCCCTGATGCGCGACTGAAGCCGAGCCTCGGCCTCCTCGGTGCTGCCCACCAGGTCGGCAACGTTAAAGACACATGCCGGTTTGTAGCTCACCCAGGCAGCCACTACCGGCGACCCATCAGGGCCCGTTACGGGCTTGCCGTCCGCGTCAGTCTCGTCTCGCTTGTTGAGCTGCGGCCGCACCACATAGCAGCCCTGAGAACCCTTGCGAGGGAACCAACCCTCAGCCTTACCCTGCGCAATCCCAACCCACAGCGGCTGCACATAACCGCGGCAGGCTGCCCACATCTCCAGCAGGGCAGGGTTGCCGCCCCGGTAATTGGCGCCGGTAATCAGGTTCCGATGGTGGCCGCGCGGACCCTCAGCCGCTGCCCATTCCTTGCGCCACGGGTTGACGCCTTGCGTCAGAAGCTCAACCAATGCAGCGCACAGCTTCTCCTCTGCTGTGGGCCCGTCGTAGGTCTTGCGGGCCCGATTCCTGGTGGTGGTTGTCATGGTCTCTCTCGTGGTGGTGGTGGTGGTGGTGTGACAGGCCTGAGGCCTGCAGAGAGGCCCGCAGGCCTCAGTGCAAGCGTCAGCTCACTTCCTGATCTGAACCGGCATGAGCAGGTAATCCAGCGTCACGTCCGGGTGATCGAACACCGGGCACCACTTCGAACCCGTGGGTTCCACCAGCAGCCAGTCCAGCTGCAGCGAGGCCCGCAGAATCAGCGGCGCAATGGCTGAATCCGTGGTGTGCCACATGCCCACTTCGTTATGGGTCAGCTTGCTGGCGATCTTGCAGAAGTCCCCCACGTAGGACGCGTTAAACCCGATGGCCGCGGCAGGGTTGCAAGTGAGCTTGAACTCGTCAGGGAACAGCTGGTCAACGTTCGGATAGGTCTGTCCGATCGCGTTGGCTTGCGTCGCTGCAGTCCACACACCAGCCCCCACGGGTTGGCTCAAACGGTCCGAGAAGGTGCAGACACCCGAAGCATCCAACGCAACGTGAACCGCCTTCTTCGTTGGCGCCTTTGAGAACGCTGCAGGGTTCAACCGGATTGGCTCAGTCTGTTCTGCGCTGATCCAGAAGTGCTCAGACTGAGGGAAGGTCACCCGAAACAAGCGGTGGCCATCAGTCGCGCACACCCTGATCAAACCCTCGGCAGTCCGCCGAACGTCGATCGCGCAGATAACGCCTTTCACCGTGTCGTCAGAAGCGGCAAGGCTCGCTGCCCACAGCAGACACGGCGGCAGAACCGCAACCGTGCCTGTGCACGTGATCGCGTTCTCACCCGCGGCCCTGGTGGTGCTGGTGCTGGTGCTGGTGCTGGTGCTGGTGCTGGTGCTGGTGCTGGTGCTGGTCATGGTCTCTCTCTCGGTGGTGGTGGTGCTCGGCACTGGTGCAGAACACGCCCACTTCCTAGCACGTCCTGTCCACATGTGGAGAGCACAAGGTCGGAGGGTTCTCACATCCGGTCACACCGGGCACCGGCCACGCCTGCTGGTGGGCACCGGCCACGCCTGCTGGTGGGCACCGGCCACGCCTGCTGGTGGGCACCGGCCACGCCTGCTGGTGGGCACCGGCCACGCCTGCTGGTGGGCACCTGCTGCCCTGCTGGTGGTGGTGAGCAGATCACCAATCCGCAGACAACCCAGCCCCCGCCAGCAGGCCCGGCCCGCGGATGCCCCACCAGCGCCGCGGCCACCACCAGCAGGCCCACCAGGGGCAGCAGCACCACCAGCAGCACCACGCAGCCCCGCCGCCAGCACCCCACCAGCGGCAGCAGGGGGGGCAGGGGGGGGGTAGGGCTGGGACGCATGTGCGTCCCCCCATCGAATTGCGCGGGGTGAAATTGGGAGTTGCTGTGTTCTGCGGGTGTGCGGAGGAAGCGCGTATGAGGGGTCTGTGCGGGGCTGTGACAGGCCTCAGGGGGTATGCGGGTGTGCTGGGAGGCTGAGCGGGCTTGAGAGGCCCTGCAGGCGCCTGTGAGGGGGAAGTGTGCCGCAGGTGTGCTGGTGATGGTGGCGGGGGTGTGTTGGTGTGCTGCGGGTGAGTGGTGGGGGTGTGTTTTCGCCTTGTCTGGCTGTGAATTGTTTTGTGTCTACAGATAAGAATCAGAAGACATTTCGGGGAATGGGTGGTGGGCTGGGATGTCTTGACACCTAGAAGAAAGTCGATTTAAGGTTGGCCGGTTGAGATCCCTTGCTATGACTGGGTTTAGTACATTTGCACCTATGTAACGACACCTAGGTTCCGACACCTAGTCACTAGGGGCGCAATCGCCTAAGGCAGCACGCACACCACCACCAATGCACAGAAATGAAGACGGTTCAGAGGGGTTCGTAATGGTCTTCACCGAAGAAGCAGCAACCTCCGTTGTCACAGCCCTGCGCGAGCGGCGGATTCAGCACATCGACATGTCAGTCCTGCTCACCCTCCTCGCTCACGTCAACTGGCGCAGCGGTCGCGTCAACATGACTCAGAAGGCCGTGGCCCAGGCCATGGGGATTGAGCAGACCCGCTGCTCAACCTCAGTTCGTCGCCTCCAGAGGCAGCGCTTCATTGTTCGCACATGCGATCAACACAGCGGCCAGAACTTCTTTCTCATCAACCCGCAATTCGCTTCTGTTGGCAGCCCGCAACGCCGCGGCCATCTCTACCAGCAGTTCCTCGATGCCTTCCCCGCGCAACAGCCGGAATAGCTGGTAGGCATCGGTAACATCAGTGCATCTGCTCTGCACCGGTGCCTTACCTCAGCAATGAAGATCGCATCCGCCTGGACGTGCATCAATACGGCAGCGACGTGCCTCAGGACGTTCTCGATGCCGCTGAAGCAGCGTTTGCTCGACGTTTTGACACTCCCCCAGCGAAGGAGCCCCCAGCGCCGACGAAACGGGCACGCACCACCAAGGGCCAGTACCAAGCGGATGACCCCACCACCGCTGCGGTGAATGAGGCTTACGAGGAGGGTTAAGATGCCGATGCTCACCCGGGTGGTGCCGGGAAGCCCTCTCTCCAGACATTGTGTTCTGGTGATTGGTGGTGTGCGAAGCCCTCTCGTCCTAGGCGGGGGGGCTTTGCCTTGAAGTGGACTCCACTGCCGTCAGAGCTGGGCCCCTTCCCGCATTTCCTCTGCTACCTGTTGCGGGAACTCAACCTGGCCGACACGCCAACACTGCGCCAGCTGGAAGTGGCGCAATGGATGGAGACCGGTCCTGATTCCTCCATCACCGTTGCCTACCGCGGTCTGGGCAAGTCATTCGAGGGGGCGGCCTATGCCCTCTGGCGGCTGCGGCATGACCCCTTCTCAGAACGGGTGCTGATCCCTGCTGCCACCAAAGACAAGGCTGAGGAGATCGCCACCTTCATGGCGCGTGCCATCCGCGAGGTGGACATCCTGCGCTGTCTGGAACCGAAGCCCGATGGCCGCTCGTCAGTCAAGGCGTTCGACGTGGGCCCGGCCTACATCGACCAGAGCCCCAGCGTTCGCATCGTTGGCATCCTCTCTCCATCGCTCACCGGCAAGCGCTGCACCCTGGCGTTGCCGGACGACATCGAGACCCTCAACAACTCGATCACACCGCTCAAGCAGGAACGTCTGGCCCAGGCCGTCACCGAGCTGGAGGTGATCATCAAGCCGGACGAACCTGACTTCGATCGGTCTGCACCACCAGACTTCAACGCCGCCGGTGAACGACAGGTCTTCCCTCGTCAGATCCGCTACCTCGGCACACCGCACCTGGAAACCTCGCTCTACCTGCGGCTGGTGCGCGAGCGGAACTACGCGATTCGCTACTGGCCGGCCAGGTTCCCCAACCCCTCCGACCCTGACGAGTGGGATGCCTATGACGGCAGCCTGTCACCGGACATCGCTGAAGCGGTGCTTGAGCAGCCATCGCTCGCGGGTTCGCCAACGGACCCCGAGCGGTTTGGCCATGAGGAGCTGCTGAAGCGCGAAATGAAGATGACTCGCGCTTCTGTCCAACTGCAGTACCAGCTGAACTGTCGTCTCAGCACCCTCGATCGATACCCGATTCGTCTGTCCGATCTGATGGTGATGGATCTGGACGGCAAGGCACTGCCTGAAGTGGTGGTCTGGGCCGCCGGCCCGGATGAGCGGATTCAGGATCTGATGTGCGTTGGCCTTGGCGCTGATCGCTACTACCACCGTCCAGCCAAGGTGGATGGATGGGTGACGCGCGAGGAAACCTGGCGGTGCGTGCTGGCGATTGACCCATCCGGCCGCGGCGCGGATGAACTGGCGTGGGCTGTGATCGCAGAGCTCAACGGCAACTTCTTCCTCTTGGAAAGCGGTGGCACCACCCGCGGGTATGAGCCCGCTGTGCTGCAGCGTCTGGCGCAGATCGCACAGCGCTGGAACGTCGGCTACTGCGTGGCCGAGAGCAACATGGGTGATGGCATGTTCACCGCCCTGCTGCAGCCGGTGATGGCCAACGTGCATCCAGTCTCAATCGAGGAGGTGCGCGTCAGCCAGCAGAAGGAACGCCGCATCGTTGACACCCTTGCCCCCCTGGTGCAACAGCATCGGGTGGTGGTGAATCGTGAGCTGATCCGCAAGGACTACGCCGATGCCGAACGCGATCCTGAGCTCGGCCACCAGCGGTCGCTCATGTACCAGTGCAGCCGCATCACCATCGAGCGCGGTGCGCTGGTGTTTGATGACCGGCTCGATGCCACTGCCCTCGGGGTCAAGTTCTTCACCGATGCCGCAGCCCAGGATCAGAAGAAGGCGCAGCAGCAGCGCAAGGACGACATGGACGATGAAAACCTGCGTGCCTGGTTTGATGAAAGCGGTGCCTGCATTGATGCCCTAGCGATGGGCTGGAAGCCGCGGCCTGGTGGCATGGCCTACGGGGGGATCAGGCGCTGAGCTGGTTGTCCTGACGCAGCGGCACCACCTTCGGCTTGTCCTTCAGAGCGGAGAAGTCGAGCTTGCCTGCCATGCGTGAACGCAAGGCCGCAGTGTCATCCTCGGAGAGATTGGCGGTGACACTGTTCTGCTTCAGCAGCTGCAAAGCAACGCGCAGATCGTCATTGCTGGCGCCATTGCTGATGCGCTCACGCACAGCGCTGACAACCTCGGCGTGCAGTTCCTCCAGATCCTTGTTCAGATCCGCCATTGTCAGCTCTCCTGGTACACCGACACGAACATCTTGCCGCGCTTCAGGCGGGGCATGATGTGATCGCGTAGATCAGCGTTATGGCAGCGGATGCAGCCATGCGTTGGCAGCAGGGCCTGACGAGGCTGCCAGCAGCCGGGCCAGCCCAGCCCCGACCCGCCGCCATGGATGGCGATGCCAGCACGCCCGTAGCGGCGCTCCTGCGCTTCCAGCTCGATCAGATCCAGCGTGTACCAGCCATAGGGCATCAGCTCTGGTTGACGGCCGGGGGCATCGCCCAGGCGGTCGTAATCACGCCACACCGAACCCACCCGGTACAAGCCAGGGGGTGTGTCGGTGTTGGGCTCACCCCATTGGTTGTCACGTCCCTGCCCGCGGGCCAATGCCGTGAGCTTGAACAGTTGGGTGCCATCGAAACTCCAACCGGTCAGCGTTTCGCTCTGATCGTTGACGACCAGATGGGTGTCACCCAGCTGGAACCCCCAGTCCTGCGGTTTGGTCTTCGGGCCGATGAGTGTCATGCAAACACCCTCGATGGATGCTTGGGCGAGACGACATAGGCGTCCCACCCCTCAGGCAGCTCACCGACGAAGTTGACGTGCCAGCCGTCAAGCAGTACAGGTGGGGTGATCACCTTGCCAGTTTTGGAGTCAAAGGTGCCGCCTTTGTAGATGGGGCCGATGACATCCAGGGCGTGGGTGTGGCTGGCGGTGAGCACCACGGTGTCACCGTCTTCATTGGTGGTGGTAAGGCCAGCAGCATCCAGGGCAGCCATGCCGGTGGATTCGTCGGGAAAGCGGAGGTATGTGGTGGTCATTGCGTGATGGTTTGGAGGGTGGAGTTGGAAAGGCGCTGGGGGAAGAACGCGAGGCGCTTGATGGTGCTGTTGAGAGCGCCTGCGCCTGTTGGATTTGCGCCCAATCTCAACTGGTCAACTGTCGGAATTGTTGCGCTTGTATCTTCCGTGCCTAGCGTCCCAGCATTTGCAAAATTAATTGAATTCAGGACATAAGAAAGTGCGAACTGTTGTTGCGTTCCAAATGTGTAGGCAATGGTATTATTTGCTTGAGTTATGCCTCCTGTTACAACGCGAGCAACGCGGGCGCTTATGCCAGCGTCCGCTTGGATGCGATTGTTTGCAGTCCCATCAGATGCTGAAAACAGAGTTGTACTAAGGGCTGGATTAATTGCATTAACAAACACCGTCCCCTCATCCTGCCGATACCAGGAGCTGAAGTTCGCCCCCGTGATGCTGGCAACGTCCGCGCTGCGGGTGACTGCGGCGGCGGTGGTGGGGATGTAGCTGGTGGCAAAGGCACCGGCTTCTAGTTGGGCGCCCCAAATGAACAATCCTTTGGTAACATCACCAGCGTAAGACCTGGCAAAACTGCCATCAATAATAAAATTGCTTATTCGTGAAGAAGCGCCAGACGCACATGTGTTAGTCGCGGAACACCTATACCAGCCATTTGCATAGGCTTGGATGCTAGCGGTCACGCCAGCATCAGAACCTTGAACCGAACCGCTGCCAGAAAGGTTAAAGCGGGCAAATCTGTCTGTAAAAATAGTACCCGGGTAACCAATTTCAAAGTTTCTACCACCAATGCTTTTGACAAAAACAGAGTACGTATAGACTGTGCTGGTAACAAACGTAAAAGACATACCATCTTGAATGTGCAAGCCAGTTGCTGCCGTTTCTAGGTATTGATCAGCCGTTGAAGCACCATCTGGAGCGGTCGCTTGGTTTTGCGACATGGTGATGTTGAACGGTGTCAGCCATTGGCTAGTGTCCTCTGAATACGTCAGGCTGTTCGTCCTCTGCTCCTCCACCAGCAGGCCCAGGCTTTCGCCGGTCGTGGGGTTGTGGTCAAACCTCGGCACATCCACAGCTGCCGTCTGCAGCCTTCCCGCGCTGTCGATGAAGGTTGCGCTGCTGGCGCGGGTGAAGGTGATCAGCTGACGACCACTCACATCATCAATAAGGTTCCTGTTCTCCGAAAACTTCAGATTCAGTGTTGGCAGCGCCGGGAATGAGCCCGCGATAGGCAGATCCTCCACTAATTGAGTAGCAGGCGACAGTTGCCGCGATGAAACCTTCAGCGTGACAGGCGTCAGTGCAGCTGGCGTGAAGGCGCCAACAGTCTCCAGCTCGGCATACAGCGAACCGCTGTATGGCACCAAATTGATGTGGCGTCGGATGTCGGTCGTGATGCTGTAAATCGTGTCGCCAAGATCAACAGGTGCATTGAGAGTGATAAATCCCAGATACCTGGCAATCTCTGCTGAGGTCAAGTTAAAAACGGCATTGTCAAGCACCGGGGCTGGAGGCAGCCCGTAAAGGTGCAAGCGGAATGTGGTCATCCCGGCCGGGATTGCGTTGGTGTCAAAATGGAGTTCAACAGTCTCCAGTGACAACGCGCCGCCAACGGGGCCTACCCCCGCCAACCGAATGATTGCATCACCGGCGTTTGCCGGGGTGACAGTATCTGCACGACCAATAACATCGCCCGCGGTGTAAGCCGTCGCGTTGTTCGGCCGAGTGAATAAAATGCTGCTTTTGAAAGCAGCATGGGCCACAGCGACTGGCCCCCCGTCAGGGCCAACAACTCGCGTGACCCCATAGTATTCAGGGGACTGCGCCGTTAGCATGGTCATGGGTCACCCGGCCATGGGACGTGATGACCCTATTCTGCAGCACTGCAGAGCTAGGTGCCAATCAGCGCTTGACAGTGGGTGCGTTCACGATCCCGGCCATCAGCTCGATGGCGCGGTAGAGCTTGACGGCCAGCCGCCGGTAGGTGCCCAGCGCCTCGTTGTCCTTGGGTGTGGGGGTGATGTTCACCACCACCACGGCAACGCCATGAATGGCGATGGCCAGATTCACGTAGTCGGCCAGGTGCTTGGTCACAGCTTGCT